GTAGGTAAAGGTGTAGTCTATATATCTACTGGAGAGGTGGCAGGGTTTAAACTTATACCACGTACGCCCAAAGATACTGCATCTGCAGGTTTCAAGACAGACAAGGTTACACTTGAAGATAGGCTAACTGAGTTAAGTGGTGATGCACGTGAGTTCTGTGAAGCTTATGTTCGATACAACGCTCTTCGTACCTACCTATCTACATTCGTAGAGGGAATGAAAAACAATGTGGATGAGAATGATTTCATACATCCTGAGTTCATGCAATGTGTGACGGCAACGGGCAGGCTATCCAGTCGCAATCCCAACTTTCAAAACATGCCACGTGGTTCAACGTTTGCCATACGTAAGGTTGTGGAAAGTAGATTTGAGGGTGGCAAGATACTTGAGGGTGATTACTCACAGTTGGAGTTCCGAGTGGCAGGCTTTCTTGCCAAAGATAGTAACGTCTATGCAGATGTTATAAAAGGCACAGATGTGCATAATTATACGGCATCTATCATCGGCTGCTCTAGACAGGATGCAAAGGCACACACATTCAAACCTTTGTATGGTGGTGTGAGTGGTACTCGTAGCCAACAGCAGTACTATCAGAAGTTCAAAGAGAAGTATGAACAGGTAACTGAGTGGCACAAAGAGCTAGAAAAGCAGGCTGTATCGACAAAGGTCATAAAACTTCCATCAGGGCGTGAGTACGCTTTTCCTGACGCTAGATGGACAGAGTGGGGTTCAGCTACTAATCGTACTGCTATTTGTAATTACCCTGTTCAGGGGTTCGCTACGGCTGATCTATTGCCTATTGCCCTAGTTAAGCTAGATAGGGAAATGAGAAAACTGAGTATGAAGTCTGTGATTTGCAACACAGTACATGACTCCATCGTTCTTGACGTTCATCCAAGTGAAGAACAACAGTGTATTGATGTTTTATCTGAAGCAATGTTGTGTTTACCAAGTGAAACGAAACGTAGGTATGGCGTCGAATATGACATGCCAGTAGGCATTGAATTAAAAATAGGTAAAAATTGGCTTGACTTGTCTGAAGTTAAGTTGTAACCTCCAATTACGTTAACCTTAAATAAACAGAAAAAGGAAAATTTTATGGATAATAATTTACAAACTATGACTGACGAAATGGATAATATCGTTAGCTCTTTCAACAGTGACGACACAGATGCTTTTATGCAACTTTCTGGACAAGGAAAAGCACCCAAAGTATCTCAAGGTCTGTCGAGAATAAACATCAATTACGATGTTGAAACAGAAGACGGTCAGACGCTTACTCGTGGTGATTGGAAAATGATGTATGAGGGTGAAATGCTATATGCTAAAACTGTAATCCTCAGACCAATCTTAAGAACATTTGAGTGGAGTGTGTTTGATCCTGATCAGAATACCTTCTCGTGCAAATCTGTACAGAAGCCTTCTTTAGCAGGTGAATTTCCTGACACAGAAGGTGGCAACAAGTGTGGTCGTCTATCTATGGAAGATGAAGAAAAACTCAAAGACGATGATCCAACCAAGTTACGATCACGTTCTGCAGTCTGCAATCAAGTTTTGTATTCTGTCATTTCAGGTGATTTTAAAAAGGGTAATGGGGATGCTGTCAAAATAGAAAACCATCCAGTCGTTGCTTACTTCAAGAAGTCAGGGTTTGTACCTATCAGAAATTTTATTGATAGCTTAACCAAGCAAAAAAAGATCATGCAGAAATGCAACATATCTATGTCAACTTCTAAGCAAAAGAAAGGTTCAGTCCAGTATTGGATACCTGTGCCTACTTTACATAGTGAAACAACAATATCTGAAGAAGATAAGGCTTTGATGAAAAAGTTTGCAGATACTGTGAAAGCACACAATCAAAACGTGCTTGAGCAGAACAGAGAGTCTGTCAAGTTAGTACCTAACACTGACGACGACAGTCTAGCAGACGATTTCAATGCTGTTGCTGTTTAAAATCCAAGACTATATGGAACGTGCTAGTAGGGGAGAAGTGTCTATTCTCCCCGAAGACATTACAGACTTTGCCAATTCGTGCAGAGACTCTGTAGATACTCAGCTAAATAAACAACGAGAATACAAGATCCGAATGTCGGGTCTTGGTAGACCTATCTGTCAACAACTCCTTGAGAAAAAAGGTATTAAGCAAGAAATACAATACAACATGCTATTTAGATTTCTGTTTGGAGATCTTGTAGAATCAATAGCTGTGCTTGTTCTTGAGCAGGCAGGCATTGAAGTTGTAGAAAAACAAAAACAAGTCAGTCTCAAGATAGGCGACACAAAGGTGACTGGCACATTAGATTTAATATTACGTGATGAATTAGGGCAAGAAAAGGTTTGGGATATAAAGTCTGCAAGTGAGTGGGCATTCAAATTTAAATACACAGGTTTTGGTGGATACGAAAAGATAAAAGAAGATGATCCGTTTGGGTACATAATGCAAGGTCACCTATACGGAGAAGCGACAGGGTTGCCGTTCGGTGGGTGGATTGTTATAAACAAATCAAGTGGTGAGGTAGCTGTTGTCGAAGCACCTGATTGGCAAACGGATGACAGAAAAGAGTACTTAGAAGATGCTGAGAAAAGAGTTAGAATACTTACAGATGACTCTTTTGAATTTAAAGTACCGTTCAAGGATATATTTGAAACATACAAGAAGGATGGACAAGAGATCAGGACAGGAAACAAACTTTTGCCCAAGCCTTGTACAATGTGTGGGTTCAAAGCACATTGTTGGAAAGATGCCGTATCGCACGATAGAGTAACATCAAAAGCTAAACAGCCACCTCAAGCTTGGTACTCTAAGTTAAAAAAGAAAGAATTGTAATGTCAATTATTTATGTCCGTCAATATCAAAGAGATCTTATGGAATTAAACGAGGACTTGTACCACGTTTATATAGACTCCCATACGGAGACTGGGGGTGGGAGAGACATTGTTTTTTTACGTCAACATGATAGAGGTATTCCCCTGACTCTTCGTGAAAACTTTTCAAACAATGGCTCTCTTACCTCTGCAACTGAAAAGCGAGACATACTCAAAGTAGAGAATCAATTTCAAACTATAAACTATGTTACTAGTCAGGATAAAGTAATATGCCTTCCGATATACCAATTAACAAGCGAACTTATTACAATAGAAAAACAATCCCCCAAACTGGCAGGCTACATAAACAAACGAATACAGTCGTTAGGATTGAGGATGCACAGATGAAAAGATCAAAATACAGATCACAGTTTGAGTTGCATCTCGCAAAAAGTTTGGCTCAAAACAAAGTTAAATTTGAATATGAATCAAAGAAGTTTATCTACATACCCAAACCACGAACATACACTCCTGATTTCTATATAGTCGAAAGCGATATTTATGTAGAAGCAAAAGGTCATCTTGATAAAGCAGACAGAGTTAAGATGGCATTGGTAAAGCAACAACATAAGGATCTCGATATAAGATTTGTCTTTATGAATGCACGAAACAAGATCTACAAAGGTAGTAGAACAACCTACGCTGATTGGTGCAACAAGCACGATTTTCGTTGGGCAGAAAAATCAATACCCGTGGAGTGGTTTAAAAAATGAAAGATAAAGATAAAGACATAAAAAAATTTATGGAGCAGATGAATCTGCAAAAGAATTACTACTATATCATACTTGAGGATGTAGGCGATGATAAATTTAAAATGAACGCCTACGATACAACTGGAAAAAAATATGAAAGTGAGCTTGACCATTCTGTAGCATCTGTTATACATGAAGGACTTGTTGGTTTGATAACAGGTAAGCCTGAAGAGTTATTTAATTTTGGTATGTCTGAAGTTGCTTTCAATTATTCAACTAGGCGAATGTTTGGTGAGATACTTGATGAAACAGGTGAAAAGATAGAATACAAAGATAACATAATTAAAGTTGATTTTGGTAGCAAGCATTGATAAGGTATTATGATTATATGTTAAAAAGATTAGAAGAAGAAAAACAAAAGATAGATATGGTAAATAGTCCTGCCCATTACAACAAAGCAGGCATCGAAACTATAGACATAATTGAATCTGTCACGGGAGATGGATTTGAAAGTTATCTTCAAGGTAACATTTTAAAATACATATGTAGATACAAGTATAAAAATGGTACAGAAGATTTAGAAAAGGCAAAATGGTATTTAAACCGTTTAATTGAAACAGTCACAGGAGAAGAATATAATGGCGTCTAATATGTTACCAACTTCATACCAAGAGTTTATACATAAATCGAGATATGCTCGTTGGCTTGAAGAAGAAGGAAGAAGAGAGAACTGGGATGAAACAGTCTCAAGATATGTTAATTTTATGGAAGAAGCTCTTTTAGAAAAGCACAACTATAAGATGGATAAAGTTGATAAAGAAATAATACAAGAGTACATACTTAACTTGAATGTTATGCCGTCTATGAGAGCTATGATGACAGCAGGACCTGCGTTGAAAAGAGATAATGTCTGTGGCTACAACTGTAGTTATCTACCCGTAGATAGTCCTCGTAGTTTCGACGAAGCTATGTATATTCTTATGTGTGGTACAGGTGTAGGTTTCTCTGTGGAAAGAGAGAATGTTGATAAGCTACCTGTTGTAAGTGAGAACATGCAAGAGTCTGATGTTGTTATTGTTGTTGATGATAGCAAAGCAGGGTGGGCAAAAGCGTATCGTGAACTTGTTGCACTGCTCTATTCAGGAATGATACCATCTTGGGATGTATCTAAGGTGCGACCTGCAGGTGCAAGATTAAAAGTTATGGGCGGTAGAGCATCAGGTGCTGATCCGTTGGTTAATCTATTTAAGTTTACTATAGAAAAATTCAAAGGTGCAAAGGGTAGAAAGCTATATCCCGTAGAGTGTCACGATATTATGTGTAAAGTAGGTGAGGTTGTTGTAGTAGGCGGTGTTAGACGATCTGCTCTGATTAGCCTATCTAATTTAAACGATAGCCAAATGGCTCACGCTAAGTCAGGTGAGTGGTGGAATGCAAATGGTCAAAGAGCGTTGGCAAATAACTCTGTTGCTTACAAAGGTAAGCCTGATATGGAAACTTACATGAGAGAGTGGTTAGCTCTGTATGAGTCTAAATCGGGTGAGCGTGGTATGTTTAATCGTAAGGCTGCTGACGATCAGGTGTCCAAGAGTGGTAGAAGACAGACAGGACACATGTGGGGTACAAATCCATGTAGTGAGATTATACTTCGACCTTATCAGTTCTGTAATCTATCTGAAGTTGTTGTCCGTGAGAACGATGACTTACTTAGCCTTCAGTCAAAGGTACGTGTTGCTACAATACTAGGCACGTTTCAATCTACTCTTACAGATCTGAAGTACCTACGTAGGATATGGAAAACAAATACAGAAGAAGAACGCTTGCTTGGTGTCTCATTAACTGGTATCATGGATCATTATGTACTAGCTAAGACAACTGATTCGAAGATTTGGTTACAAGAGATGAAACAAGTAGCAATAAAAACAAACAAAGAATATGCAGATAAGATAGGTATACCTAGAAGTACAGCTATCACATGTGTCAAACCAAGTGGCACTGTGTCGCAACTTACTGATTCTGCGTCAGGTATTCATGCTAGACACAATCCGTTTTACATCAGAACTGTACGTGGTGATAACAAAGACCCACTCACACAGTTTATGAAAGAGGAAGGTGTACCTTTTGAAGCTGATATTACGAAACCAGACAGTGTTACTGTGTTTTCGTTTCCTATGAAATCTCCTAGTGGTGCTATCACTAGAACAGAGATGAGTGCTATAGAACAACTAGAACTCTGGAAGATCTATGCACTTAACTGGTGTGAACACAAGCCATCCGTTACTATTTCTGTAAAGGAACATGAGTGGATGGAAGTGGGAGCGTGGTTGTACGATAACTTTGATATTGCGTCAGGTGTATCGTTTTTACCATTTGCTGATCACACTTACCAACAAGCTCCTTATCAGGACATAGATGCGGATGAATATCTCGAATGGAATGGGCGTGTGCCAACATCACTCGACTGGACTAAGTTCTCTATGTATGAAAAGGAAGACAATACGAGTGGATCTCGTGAATTGGCTTGCACTGCAGATGCCTGTGAAGTCGTGGACTTAAGTGCAAACTAATGATAGAGATATCGATCAACAAAGATTATATGCGTCGTGCGAGGGAAAAAGCTTCTACTGTAGGCATATTGCAGGGAAGTATTACAGGTGGCACTAGCAACGTCGTGGGTGCGATAGGCGAGATAATCGTTGCTGATAGTATTGAAGCAAAGCAGATAAATACATACGATTAC